AAAAGAATTCTTTGAGCCGTCTACACACGAGTGTAGGCGGCTTTTTGCGTATCTCTTCGTCAGTGGATATAAATGTAGCTTTATTGTAGTGCCTTGTTTTTAGCTTTAAAAGTTTTGTGCTAAAACATTTTGTATTACTTGTAATATTTAGAAGCTGCTTATAGAAACTTCTACTATGTGAGTAAGAGAAAAGAAAAANNNNTTAAATTGTTATTTGTTTATAATCAACTTATTACGTGTTTTATGTGTTTCTTTTTAGTTAATTATTAGTTAATAATTATAACTTTTTCATGCAACCTAATACTCGGAATACATGAGTTATTAACTTCTTCGGCAAGTCTTGCGGTTGATACTCTCCAGACTTATTAACAGGTATCAGGCGGATATAGTCATCTCCCTTATCAGACTTTGTTACTATTTTCACTGTACGCATATCATTTGTTACGATGCCGTACGCCTCGCCATAAAGGAGGAATTCTCTCCAGTCGTTAATCTGCTTAATAGCTATTATATCGCCATTTGAGATAAGCGGCTCCATTGAGTGTCCCGAAATATTACACCAACAATCCGCATCGGCATATTTTTTAAAGTCAATGAGATATTCTGGGTTGATGGTCTGGTCGTTGAGGATAATATCGAAACCTCCTAAGAAATCAACGTTATAATATGGATTACCATGCGTATAGCTGATTGTAGGAGCTTTCTCCAGTACTGATACCCTATCCCCGAGGTTGGATATTTCCTGCTTCTGCATATTTTCCATGCCGCATCCTTGATAGTATCTGCGGTTGTCTTTGTTTATCGTCCCGCTATTGTTGGCACTGTTAATATCTCCAGACTGATTTATATCATCAGTAAGGAACATAGGACCTTCTCCGATAAGAATATAGGTTGGATTTACTTGCTTGTAGTGCTTGCAGAAAGGCTCTAATATCTTAGATGAAGCCTCCTTTGTTTCACCATTGCGAAGTTTCACCATCATATTTTTAGTAATCTCTGGAACATCCGTATAAACACGATAATCAGAGAGTTTCAAAGCCTCCATTACTTCGTATAATCTGTCTTTTTTCATTTTTTTCATAACTTTCTCCAAAATTTTTTTGTTGGTTTCTAAAAAGATAGTATCTTTGCAATCGCATTTGTGCAAGAAATGCAAATGACATCGCTAAATTTTCCCACTTGGGAGTTTAGATATTTCACCTCTGTAAGGCTTGCACACTTGCAGAGGTTTTTGTTTTATACAACCGACCTCAATTCTTCATTGGACGCGAAGCAGGATGATGGAACTTCTCCTGTTATGGCACTAGCGATGAAGTCTTACACTCGGAACTGGGGGGCGCACACACCGAGAGGATAGCAGTTATTCCGTTACTCCTGTGCAGCGATTGGCAACGTGAAAACGGATACTCGATTAACCAATTAAATATCGGGCACTTGATGGGGGGATACTCGTAATATACGCCAGTTGGAAATCCAGCAGTGAACAGGCCATTAGGGCAACGCTTGCAACAACAAATTGCAGTAGTCCCTATTGGACTTGCTATACACCATCCAAAAGAAGCCTGACAACCGCCAATTGTTTTTTTTTATCTTAATTTATATAGATTATGAAAAAAAATAAACCAACTTTTGAAGAATTTGAATCTTACATTAGAAAACAAAACTTCAAACTTAACCCAAAAGAAGTATTTGACGAGTTTGAAAGAAGAAACTGGAAAACAAAAAAAGGTCAACCTGCAAAAACTTGGCAAGCGTTAGTTAATTCACTTAACGGAATTGTCAACAAAGGCAGTTCGCCACACAAAAATAAACAAAGAGCATAATATTCCTCTTTATACTGCTAATAATAGCCGTAAGTGCCACCGTTAGAAGTCGGTTGTATCAATAAGTCAAAGAACGATAAATATTTTTATTATGAAGTTTTCAAAAGAAGAATGGCGCACCATTATAATTGGTGTTATAGTCGGCTCCTTAACCACGGTAATAGTACATGTTCTATTAGGATGGTAAGAGTAGAGCCTATCAGTGCTGAGAGTGTGGAACGTGCGAAGTTATTTATAGCTTTCGTGCGTTTCATTTTCTTTGCACCTTCATATCCACCATTAATGTAGAACAGTGTTCCTCTGTCTGTTATGCGATGCACTATGCCATTAGGAGATGTTAATGTCACTATTAATCCATCCGCTCTTAATATCGCTATCATTTCATCATCTACATTGCCACTATCCCCGTTATAACAAGATTTGAGGGCATTATCTTTAGCTTTATTACTGTATCTCATCTTTCTTTATATAAGGTGTAGTTGTAAACGAATATTTCGTATTGTTAAATATTAGTTAATAGTATCAAAAAAGACACTAAATATTTTGTTGGTATCTAAAAGGGTAGTATCTTTGCACTGTAATCAAATAACGCTACTAAATAACGTTGCAAAGATAAGGGCGTTTTTTAAGTGTTGCAAAGATTACAGCGGTATTTTTTTATTGTACAACAGAAAAATCGAAAGGCGGCGCGAGCGAGACGGCAATCCAAGACCTCAAGCTGGCTGAGTATGATTAACTCTATATTAAGCCGTTGGCGCGTGTAAAGGCGCTGCAATCGAATTGACCAACGGCTACAAAACTACTAACTATAAAAAAATACGATTATGACAACTACAACAAAAAGTACGATGAGAGAGGTGATGCAAGTTGCGTGGCAGTTTGTGCGCAGATATGGCTTTACAATGAGCGAGGCTCTAAAAACAGCTTGGCGTAATATTAAGTTGCGCGCTGCAATGCGTAAAGGTATCGTAAAGTTTTACTATCAAAAAGTAGATGGCACTTTGCGCGAGGCTTATGGCACTCTCAAAGAGAGTTTAGTACCTGCTCTAAGTGGTAATGACAGTCGCAAAAAGTCCGACACGGTACAGACATATTACGACACTGAAAAAGAATCTTGGCGCTGCTTTAAGCGTCAAAACCTTGTGAGATTTGTTTAACAAATAGGGGCGTAATAGCCCCACTTAATCTAAAAAAATAAGAAAATGATATACTCAAATGCACCTTGGGATGAAATCGACAACGAAGAGGTTGGTTTTCGGTGTACAGTCTACGAAAATCTATACAAGTCTACAATCGTAGCAACTTCAGCCTACGAAATAGAGGATGATTGGGAGAGAGAAGATGGCGAAAGTGCAAGACATGGCTACTATGACACTCAATATGTAGATTGGGAGAGAGAGTACAAAAACGACATGACAATTTTAGATATGTTGGCAGAATTGAAAAAATATGTCGAAAAAGACCTTGAAAATACATCTCATAGTAAGAGAAAACGTAGAAAATTAGAAGAGTTGTTACAGCATTGTAGCGGCTGGCAACAAGAAAGTGTTGAAGTAATAGAAGAATAAATATGGCACAGATAAAAAGATGGCTGAAGCAGCCAGCGAAAAGGTTCTCCCACTTAGTGGGGGAAACCTTTACACGTGAAGAGGTGATATATGCCTTTCTGCTTTCTTTGGTGGTGGGTTTTATTACAATGGTAAACATTAACTTTTAAAAACAAGAAATATGAAAATAGAAACAAAATTCAACATTGGGGACGTTGTGTATTTCCTTAGTGGTCGCAAAGCAGGACATTTGTATGTTAATTCAGTTCAATACCATCGCTTCGTTTCAGAAGGTCGAGAGGTAGTAAATATCACGTACTTTGACAAAGACTACAATTCTGCAATAGAGCAAGATTGTTTTGGTTCTCTTAAAGAGTTGTTGGAATTTGTCAAAGGAAACGAAGAAGAACTTTTTTGAAGTTGCATAATTCATTCATTAGAGGGGGCTACTCGTGAGAGCCGCGCCCCTCACTTGGCGGTGTGGCCGAAATGGTATAGGCGTTTAGGTTGTAGTTTATCGTATATATTGCGGGTTCGAATCCCGCCACCGCCACTAATTTTTTTTACAATGGAAAGAAGAGTAAATAAAAGAAATTGTACGATTGCTAGCCTATTTACAAGGCTTGGCAGAAACGACAAGGTGCATGCATCTTTGAAGGTCTTTAGCGTGCAAGCTGTACGGACAGAGTGCACTCGTCAAAACAAATACGATGGTGCGGATAATATGAATCCTAAATATGTCACATCCACAAGAGAACGTGACGGATATGTGACTATTATGCGGAGATACTAATATGGATTTAGCTATTGACGAACTCGGCCGTATCATCTCAGATTATGTACAAGTGGGGTTTTGTGAGGCTGTAAAAGCTTACGAACCGACACAAGATGAGATACGTAAAAGCGAGGTCAAGCGATGGCTAAAATTTAACAAAGTGAGCCTTAAAACGTTTGATACGCTTGTATCTAGAGGGTTGGTGAAGGTAAAACGAGGAAGTAAGGTAAACTCTCCATTTGTGTACTCAAAGGCTGAGATATTGAAAGCCCTTGCAGCTGTGAGAGTGAACAGATATTTTGTAAACGATAAAATAGAAAAGTTATGAGTTTAATCAGGAAAGCATCGGAATTGAGCATTCCGAACACTATCAAGATGATGATTTACGGACAGGCTGGTATGGGCAAGAGTACGTTGGCTCTCTCTACTCCCAAACCGTTGCTCCTTGACTTCGATAATGGCGTGAAACGCATTAACATGTCTCATTTGGAGGGTATAGATACTGTACAAGTAGGAACTTGGCAAGACGTAAAAGATGTATTGCAAGAGGATTTGTCCGCGTATCAAACAATCGTTATAGATACGATTGGAAAGATGATGGACTTTATCATCACCTACAAATGTGGTACACGACAGCCACAAATCAGAGATTGGGGCGGCATCAACCAAGAATTTTCTTGGCTCACACGAACTGTAGGAAATCTTAATAAAAATGTGGTGTTTGTTGCCCACCGCGATAGCCGAAAAGAGGGTGATGATACTGTATTTATCCCTGCACTTAGGGAAAAATCGTACAATGCTATTGTCACCGAACTTGACCTGCTCGGCTATCTCGAAATGAAAAATGAGAATGGTAGGCAAGTAAGAACGATTACTTTCGACCCGACAAGCCGTAATGACGGCAAGAATACGTGTAACTTGCCAGGCGTGATGAATATTCCTACAATCATTGACACGCAGGGAAAGCCGACCGCTAAAAACGACTTCATCGAGAAGCAGGTTATTGCTCCTTATCTCGGTATGCTTTCGGCTAAGGAGGAAGAAATTAAGAAATATAATGAACTTCTTTCTGAAATCAAAGAGGGTATTTCGCAAATCACTGATGCGCAAAGTGCAAACTATTTCGCAGAGCATATCAATGGCTACAAACATATCGGTAGTTCGTTGATGAAAGCACGTTCCTTGTTCTCCGCCAAAGTGAAAGAACTTGGGTTGGTTTACAACAAAGAAACAAAGTCTTATGAAGACAAAGCAGCTTAATTACAATATCTATCCATCTTTGCTTGATGCTTATCAGCAATACGTGGATAGTGATATTATTTGGGAAAAGTATTGGGGGCATAGTGACACGCCCCCACATACTCCCGAAGAGTTTCACGATATGCAGTATCAATCTGTTATTGACCGCATAAAC